TTAAAAACTAAAATAGATAAAGAAAAACAAGAATCCAATGCAACTCTAGGAGTTAAGTCTAATTCAACAAATGCACAAACAAGGACTAATCCAAACCAAGCACAAGTTGTTAGAAACCCTAGAAGTTCAGGTTAACGATATATAACTAAATTAAGAAACAATTAATCACCATATTTATTAGATATGAGCAAATTAGATTCATTAAGAAGGTTAATAAGAGAGGAGGTTAGAGCAGTATTCCAAGAGGAATTGGCTGGTATATTGAAAGAAGCAATAATGGTTCCAAAAGGTAATTCTTCTATTGTGGAATCTGTAAAACCACCGAAACAAACCGTACCTGCAACTCTTAATAGGCCTAAAGCTAATCCTTTTATAGCACCTAATCTAGGAGCAGGAAATCCACTTAATAACTTACTTGCTGAAACAGCAATCTCTATGACATCCAATGATATTGGAGCTTTTGGTGGACAAGAATTTTCTAGAGAAACACAAGTAGTAGAATCGGTAGATGGTATGTTTGCAACAGCTAGAAAAAGCTCAAATTTTGATGCAATAGAAATTACAGATGTACCTGACTTTACTGGATTAATGAACAAAATGAAAGCTAACGGAGAAATCTAATGGCATATAATATAAAAACTAGAAATGTCTTAGATCTTAGACCTTCAATAGGAGTTGGAGTTGCGTTACCATTTGACAATCCAGCTGTCTTTGAAACAGTTTATACTACGGCAGAACAGTTAAAGTATAACATTATTAACTTTCTTTTGACTGATAGAAGAGAGAGAATTTTCAATCCTAACTTTGGAGCAAACATAAGAGCACAATTGTTTGAACAAATCAATGTTGATACTTACGATAGCTTAGAACAACAGATAAGAAGTGGAATAGAAAACTACTTTCCAAACGTAGTCATAGTGGACCTAGATGTATCAGGTCAACCAGATAGAAATTTAATTCAAATTAAGTTTTCATATGCTATAGCAAGTACAGGAGATTCAGATACTATAATACTAGATTTAAATGGCTAACAAAGATATAAGATATTTAAATAAAGATTTTACAACGTTAAAAAATGCGTTGATTGAGTATGCAAGGGCTTATTATCCTAACTCATATAACGACTTTTCTACGTCATCACCTGGTACTATGTTCATTGACATGGCTGCATATGTTGGTGATGTACTTTCATTCTACCTAGATAATCAAATACAAGAAACCTTCTTAGAGTATGCTAAGCAGACAAACAATCTCTATGCTTTAGCATATATGTTAGGTTATAGACCAAAAGTAACTTCTGCAGCAATAACTACACTGGACGTTTATCAACAGTTACCTGCTTCTGGTGCACTTTACCAACCTGATTTCAACTATGCACTGACCATAGATGAGGGAATGCAAGTACGATCTAATGTTGATACTACACAATTTTATTACGTTCCTAATAAGGTTATTTTTAATTTATCTAGTTCAGTAGATCCAACAGAAATATCCGTTTATACTACAGTTGGTGGTAATCCAAACACATATCTTCTTAAGAAAAATGCGCAAGCAATATCTGGTCAAGTAAAAACCACTACATTTACTTTTGGCTCAGCAGAGCGTTTTCCAATTAGAGTGCTCAATGACGCTCAGGTTATTGAAATTATAAGCGTTTCTGATAACAACGGTAATAAGTGGTATGAAGTACCATATCTAGCTCAAGACTACATTCTTCAACCAGTACAAAACACTGCTTTAAACTATCCACAACTTTATCAAGAAGCTAATCAAGTACCTTATATTTTAGAAAGATTGGATGTTCCAAGAAGATTTGTTACAAGATTTAAAAGTCCTTCTATTTTAGAGTTTGAGTTTGGTGCAGGTGTTATTGAAGCATCAGGATCTATTCCAAACCCTTTTAACGTAGGTATTGGTACTGTAAATGGTGTAGATCTTTTAACTACAGCCTATGATCCTACGAATTTTGTTTCTAACAATTCTTATGGATTAGCACCAGCAAACCTTACTCTTACAGTAACTTATTTAGCTGGAGGTGGTGCTAGTGCTAACGTACAAGTAGATGAATTAACTAATATAGTAACAGCTACATCAAACTTTACTCAAACAGTTAATCCTACAACAGGAAATACAATTAAAGCTACTCTTGCTGTAAACAATAGTATTAGAGGTATTGGAGGTGGTGATGGTGACAGTGATGAAGATTTAAGGTTAAATACACTAGCCACCTTCCCTTCTCAAATGAGAGCGGTAACACAACAAGATTATCTCGGATTTACATTAGGAATGCCGCCGAAATTTGGACAAGTAGCTAAAGCTTATGTAACTAAAGACAGTGCTACTTTTGCACAATATCTTTTAAATCAGCCTGGGGAGAGAGATCCTCTTGCAACTTCAATTTATATACTATCGTTTAACGAATTAGGACAGTTTACTCAACCAGGTTCCGCTTTGTTAAGAAATATACAAACATATCTAGGTCAATATAGAATGTTGACAGATACAATAGTTCTTAAACCAGGTTATATAGTAAACATAAAGGTATCATTTGATATAATAATAAGACCTAATTACGCTTCAAGAGAAGTTCTTGGATTTTGTTTAGAGGCTTTAAAATTATATTTTGATAGATCTAAATGGCAAATTAACCAACCTATTATCCTATCTGAAATCTTTACTTTATTGGATCAAATAGCTGGTGTACAGACTGTACAAAAGATTGATATATCAAACTTAAGTGGAACTAATGCAGGTTACTCACAATATAGTTATGACATACCTGGTGCAACTCTTAATGGTGTAATTTATCCATCACTAGATCCTTGCATCTTTGAAGTTAAGTATCCAGACATAGATATTCAAGGACGTGTAGTAACAATATAAAAAATGGCAGTTTATCTTATATTCCCACAGGCAGATGCTACTCTATATTCTAGGTATCCACTTAAGAATACAGGTAGAGATCCTATCTTAGAAGTATCTGTAGATAACTCTCAAGATGGATTGAGATTTCTAAATCGTGTAGGACTAACTCAAAATCCTTACTATACCTATGATCTAGCTGCTAATAGTAACTATTCAACATCAGATGCATATTTTCCTACTGAATCTATTAAGAGATCAGTATTACAATTTTCAGCAGCTGATATTGCAAAACTAAAAACTTATGCCTCTCAATCAGTAAGTGGTGCTTGGTCAGCTAGTCTTAACTTATATCTTGCTTCTGCACAGAATCTTAACACAACCTATTCGCTAGAGTTCTATCCAGTGTCGCAGTCTTGGACAATGGGTACAGGACAGTTTGCTCAAGTACCAGAATCAAGAAATGGAGTAAGTTGGACCTATACAGGTGATGCTAACAACTCTACAGCTTGGGTAACAGGAGGCGGTACATGGAATGCTAACTTTCAAAGCACTCAAAGCTTTGATTATATGTCAAACAAAGACATTAATGTAGGCATTAAGAATATAATGAATGGATGGTTTAGTGGTTCTATAGCTAACTATGGAATTATAGTAAAGCATCCTGCAGCAATTGAACAGAATACAGCATCCTTTATGGATCTTAAATTCTTTTCAGTCGATACTCATACCATTTACCCTCCTTCAATTCAATTTAAGTGGGATGATTCATATTACTATCCTCAAGGTACTAATTACGTTTTAAGCAACGAGATATCGGTAGTATTAGCAAACAATCCTGGTATATTTAGACAGAATGAAGTTTATAAGATGAGAACAGGAGTAAGAAACACTTATCCTGCTAGACAATTTACAACTTCTTCAGTATACTTAAATCAACTATACTTTTCAGAGAATACTTACTGGGCTTTGCAAGATGTAAAGACAGATGAAATGGTAGTAGACTTTGATACTAAGTTTACAAAGATGTCTGCTGATAGTGTTAGTAATTACTTTACTCTTTACACTAGTGGATTAGAGATCAACAGATATTATAGAATCCTAATAAAGACAAACATATACTCTACAACTTATGGTCCTCTGTCTGTGTATAATAACGAACAAGCAATCTATAACGCATTATCTTTATACGGTGCAGAGCAGTTACAATTACTACCAGCAGAGGAAGTAATCTTTACAAATCAAAATCTAGTATTTAAAATTGTAGGATAATGGAGAAAGAGGTAAAATTAGTTAAAGAGGTTTACGGAAGAAATACGTATACAAAGGTAGTAGATACGTCTTTTAGTGAACTCTACGTACCAGTAACAGGATCAACTGAAACAGAACAAGCAACTGTAGAGCAATTTTTTGATTTATATAATCAACTTTTTTTTGAGATACCTGCAACAGGCCAAGTTAACTCACATGAATATTTAGTTGCAAGAAGTACAGAATATTTAGGTGGAGGTGTTTTAACTGACAATGAAAGAGCGTATATTGAAGAGATCAATAATTTGAGACAGCAGCTTTTGGAAGCTAATCAAAACTATCTTAATCTTAGTAGAATAGTATAATGGAAAATATTGAAGTAAGGTATCTAGGAACAGGTGATCAGTATCAAAACTATACTAATTCAGATCTAACTCTGATTAATAGATCTCTTATAACTCCAAATTTTGGTCAAGAAGGAGATTATATAGAGTATTTTATTTACGACTTAAACGGTACTCTCTTAGGTGCTAACTATTTTGACACTAACTATACGATAGGTTCTATAATTGATCCCATAACAGGTACAACAAGCAGAGTATATGTTGATCCAGTTAGAGATTCAAGTAATTTAGGTTTCGATAGAGGACAAGTAAATGTAGTATATAGTTTTTTAAGACCTTTTCTACTATCAAGCCCAGTTCAAAACCAACAATTTTGGATTAAGGAAATTTCTACTTCAAGAACTGAAATAAAAGTAGCAAGACAAGATTTATCGAATGAACAGTTACTAACAGCTTATACCGATTTTAATTCAGTTTTAGCAGCTGATGCATACTATCCAGACTTCTATCTTAATTTTGGAAACAACCAACTTATTATTGGTATTAATGCAGTTTACGTAGAAGAAGATGGTAACAGTTACATAATCTTTAAACTCTACGAACCTTTACCTGAAACTTTTCAATTAAAGTCTACTTTTTGGGTAGTGACAGAAGTAGCAGAACCAGCAGAGTATAATGTTTCTGTTACAATAGCACCAACTGCCATAGTTAATAGATTTCAATTAAAAGGTCCAAACTATAAAGTAAATATTAACGATAC